GAAGTAGTGTTTGCAAATACTCCAGAGAATATTACGGCCATTGATAACTTTGATGGCAAAACAGCTCTAAACTTAACTACTATTGATGGTAAAACAATTACCAGTTCTCGTATTGGTAAGTCTGCTATTTTTGGTGGTGGATCTGGAGCCGGTGGTGGCACCGACAATACAGCTCAAACAGAGTCAGGTCAGTGTTTATGGCTAGCAGCAATGTTAGAATATGGCAACCAGCCAATTGAATTCTTTACTCCATCTATTTTGAAAAAGGCTATGAAACGTATCGATGTTGGTAAAACATCATTTGATGAAATGATTTCAATGGATTCAGCATGGCAAGTTTCAGCTTATCTTTCAGCACAAAAAATTATTAAAGCTGGTTATGCAAATAAAAAGCATAAGTTCCATCGTGATTCAAAAGAAATGAATTACATTTATAAAACTGCTAAGAAAGAAGCTTTTAAAAATTCAGGCATAACTGCACTAACAGATGATAAATGGAATCCAGGCGATATCTGGGCTATTGAAGATGGAATAAACCTAAAGAAAGAATTAGATACTTCTTCAATTGGTGCACTTAATACTTCTATTGTACGACTCTTTAAAGAGCGTAAAGTTGTAGGTATCTCACTTAAGCTTGTGAAAAAAGATGCTAAAGCAAAAGAATATAACGTTGAGGGATCTCCTCAAACTCAAAAATTCACATCTGCCGCGGTTAAAACTAATCGTGGCACATTCTTTTCAAACAAAGGTGGCACAGTAGAATTTACAGGTGGTTCTATGGAAATTAGACCTAATAACTATCTTGGTGCCAATAAGATTGAAATTACTGGAAAAACTGCTCGTGGAGGTGGTGCTGGTTGGGGTGTTATTATGGCCGCAGCAAAACGCTACATGGGAGTGAATATTCCAAAGCATGGTACAATCAAAACAGTAGCTCAAAAAATGGCCAAAGGAGATAAAAGATCTCTACAATATTTCTATAAAATGGCCAAAACAGCAGATGCTTCTTTAACGTATGATTATTTCTTAGAAGAAGCTCCAAAGAAAGATGCAGGTTGGTTTTCAGCTAAACTTGCAGCAGTTATGATTGTTCATTATTTAAATAATAATAAAGGAAGGAAAGCAGATGCGTTTATTAACGCAATTGTAAATTACGCAGCTTCAAGCTCAGATGATTCGTCAGCGTTCGTAAAAATTTATCAATAGGAAATCTAATGGAAACCTTTAAGTCTTACCTTTCAGAACAAAAGAATACTCATATGACACACATTGAAGATCAAGTGATCTATGGTGGTGTAAAAGGCGCAAGGGATGCTATTTTGGCTTTGCGCTCACTTCGTGATATGTTGGCAGGTAACGCTAAAGGTTCCACAGACGTAACGATTAAATGGGATGGTGCACCCGCCGTATTCGCTGGAATTGATCCAAATGATGGTCAATTCTTTGTTGCCAAGAAAGGCATTTTCAATAAGAATCCAAAGGTGTATAAATCTCATGCTGACATCGAAGAAGATACAAGTGGAGACTTGCAAACAAAACTCAAAATCGCATATGATGAACTTAGTAAACTTGGTATCTCAGGTGTCGTGCAAGGTGATATTATGTTTACTTCTAGTGATCTTAAAAACGAAACAATTGATGGTGAAAAGTATATCACGTTTCATCCTAACACCATTATGTACGCTTTGCCCGTGGATTCCGAAGAAGCTAAACGCGTTAAAAAAGCTCGTATTGGAGTCGTATTTCATACGTCGTACGAAGGAGCTACTTTCGAAACGATGAAAGCTTCTTATGGAGTTGACATTGATAAATTCAAAAAGGTTTCATCTGTTTGGGCCGAAACCGCTACAATGCGCGACTTATCAGGTACAGCAACATTAACAAAAAAAGATACTGACGAAGTTACGAAAGCTCTTTCAGATGCGGGTAAGATTTTTCGTAAGATCGCAGGTTCTACACTTCGTGATATTGAAAAGAATCCTGACTTTGCAAAGATGATTGAAACACATGGTAATCGATATGTAAGAAAAGGTGAAGCTGTAACAGATACTAAAAAACATGTCGATACTCTTATTCAATTTATTAGTGATAAGTTTGAAAAAGAAGCAGGGAAAAGAACTACTGATAAGGGTAAACAAGCGCAATATACTAAAAGAGATGAATTTCTTAAATTCTTTTCTGAAAAAAATAAGAAAAACCTAAAATTAGTGTTTGATTTACAAAAAGCAATCGTAGTTGCGAAGTTAATTATTATAAATAAACTAGATAGATTAAAAAGTATTAACACCTTTGTTAAAACTAAAAACGGGTTTAAAGTTACCGGCCAAGAAGGCTTTGTTGCTATAGACCGCATTGGTGGCGGAGCAGTTAAAATTGTAGATAGATTAGAATTCTCTTACAATAACTTCTCCCCTGATATATTAAAAGGTTGGGACACAGCGTCTCGTTCTTAAATGGGAAAATAAAAAAAATGTATTCATTCAAAGACTTTTTAACAGTCGACTATACAGGTACCGGTGATGAGATGCTAGCAAAATTTGCTAAGCGTCGTAAAACTGATGATACCTCTGGAGATCTAGCTGCGTCTTATGATCCATCAGTCGACGAAGCACTTACTCAAGCACAACGCCAAAAAATGAAGATTGCAATGCGCAAGAATAAAGCTAAGATTCGTCTGGGCCAAAAGAAAGCGCGCAATAAATTGGCCTCTAAAGAAAAGCTGCAAAAAAGAGCCGAGAAGCAAGCTCGTAACATATTAGTAAAGAAAATTACTAAAGATAAAGAAAAGGGTGATCTTTCTTATGCAGCTAGAGCCAATATTGAAAAACAGCTTGATAAGAAAAAAGGCGCTATTAAAAGAATTGCGAAGAAACTTCTTCCACAAGTTAAAAAAGCTGACCGTGCAAAGCTAAAAGCTAAAAATCCTAAAGGAGAATAAATTGTTTAAATCCTTTAGCGAATATTTGTCTGAAGAAGCCAAAGAAATTGTATTTACCTTTGGACGCTTTAACCCCCCGACCGTTGGTCATGAGAAGCTTATCTCTAAGGTTGCTTCTCTGGCCAGTGGTAATAACTATCGCGTTTATGCTTCTAAGTCTCAAGATCCTAAAAAGAATCCATTAGATTTCAATACAAAAATCAAAACAATGCGTAAGATGTTCCCTAAGCATGGTAGAAATATCATGTCAGATAAGGACGTACGTAATGCTCTGGATATTTTGGTAAAGCTATACGATCAAGGCTTTACAAAGGTAACAATGGTAGTTGGTTCAGATCGAGTAAATGAATTCTCTGCACTAACAAATAAGTACAATGGTGTAAAATCACGCCATGGAATGTATAACTTTGAAGATGGAATTAATGTTGTGTCTGCTGGTGAAAGAGATCCAGATTCTGATGATGTATCTGGAATGTCAGCATCTAAGATGAGAGCTGCAGCAGAAGCAAATGATTTTGCATCTTTCTCAAAAGGTTTACCTACAGCATTTAAAGGCGGTAAAGAGTTATTTGCTACTTTACGCAAGTCAATGGGAATCAAAGAAGCAGCCGAATATAAAAATCATGTACAATTAGAGCCAGTTTCAGAGTTGCGTGAAGCATATATTAAACAACGCATTTTTGAAGAAGGTGAAGAAGTTGTAATTACAAAGAATGGAATAGTTGGCAAGATTATAAAGCTTGGTGCTAATTATTTAGTTGTAGAATCAAAAGGAGAAACTTGGAGATGCTGGTTAAATGACGTATCTAAAGTTGATCCTCATGAAGAATCAATGATTAGATTAGCTAGTCAGGTGGAACCAGCTCCTCATTCTCTAGAAGAACAAAAAGAACAGCCAAAAGATAAAGACTCTGGCATGAAAAAATCATATGCTTCAGGTTTATCAAAATCTACAAATACTAAAAGAGCTGCTCAATTCAAAAAGCAAGCTAAAATGGATGATGATAATCCAGATGCTTATAAGCCAGCACCTGGTGATGCAAGAGCAAAAACAAAAACTTCAAAGCATACCAAAAAATTTAAAGATATGTTTGGCGAAGATAGAGCTATTACAGAACAAAATGTTAAAAAAGCTCTTCAAAACAAAGCCGATAAATCTGGTATGCCATATTCAATTCTAAAAAAGGTATTTGATCGTGGCGTAGCTGCATGGAGAACTGGACATCGTCCTGGTACTACTCCTGCGCAATGGGGACTTGCACGGGTCAATTCTTTTGCAACTAAATCTAAGGGAACATGGGGCGGTGCTGATAAAGACCTCGCCGCTAAAGTAAGAGGTTCATAAATGAAAACTTTTAAACAAATAAGAGAAGCATTAGAAATCGGCACTAAAGAAATTGTCGATGCGTATAAAAAAGCAACTCCAGGCGAAACTAAAGAAGCAAAAGTTGAATGCCCAAAGTGTAAAGGCGAAGGTTGCGATCATTGTGATGGTAAAGGCTATCACTTAGTAGAAGCTAAGTTTACTGATAAACAAATTAAAATGGCTTATGGTATTATTAACGATCCTCGTTACAAAGGTGGTAATATGACTGCCATTGTTAAGAAGATTGAGCAAATTGCAAAAGGTTTATCTAAGCATTCTGGCGTTGTAAAGGCTATTAAAGTTACCAATGAAGATTTAGAAGAAAAATATCGTCCAGCAACAAAAGCAGAAATCGAAGCGGATAAGAAAAAAGACCGCAAAGCTGCTGGTAAAAAACGTCCAAGCATGTCAGCCAAATCTATTAGTAAAAAGATGTATGGTAACATGAGAGGTAAATTAAAAGAAGATGAAGTTACTGAAATTTCTCGTTCAATGACTCCAATGAGAAATAAATTTAGTGGACGAGCGGTAGATGGTAAAAAGTTTGATGTATATAAAAAATATATGAAAAAAACTGGATTAGATGAACCATCTGTGCGTATGATGGTAGACAACCCTAATGATGCTGAAACAAAACGTTTTATGAAAGATCCAAAGTGGGCAAAAGCCGTAGATCTATATAAAGCTTCATTCAAAGAAGAGTTAGAAGAAAAACTAGAAGTTTCTGATGGTATGGCAAAATGGATTGAAGATTTTCAAGCTTCGGATGCTCCACAATTCAAAGGTAAAGATAAGAATGAGCGCCGTGAAATGGCTATTGCAGCTTATCTTGCAGCTAAGCGTAGAGAGAAAAAAGAAGACTAATGTTAAACTTTAGCCAATATATCACTGAAGCAAAAGCTCCACGCTGGAAAAAAGTAGGGCCTAATGGCGAAGTAGAAGCTACTATTGGTGGTAAAAAGTATAGAATTGAAAAGGCTTTAGACCATAACGAACGTCATAAAGGCGAATGGAAAGTTATGGTTTGGGATAAAGGCAAATGGGAATGGGAAACAACCGAGTATGGTAAAGCATATGCTAAGGCATGGATTATGGATAGAATGTCAGAATCGGTACAAGAAGGTTCTGAATCTTGGGAAGCCGGATATAAAAGACGTGTTGTAAAGACAACAAAGCCTGAACATAAAGAAAAAGGTTATGAATGGAGAATCAAAGGAAAAGATCGTCCTGAGATCTCTATTAAGTTATATAAGAAAAAACCTGATTTTGCAGAATTTAAAAAACAAATGCGTAGAGTCGCAGGACATGAGTTTGGTGGATGAGAAGCTTTAAAGAACATAATACTGATCCTTCGATCAATTTAGAATACCATATGAAAAACAGTATTCCTTTGAATGAGAATGTGTTTCGCGTAGGTTCAAAATCCTATTACGAGCTATTTCAAGAAGCACGTAAGCAGATGGAAGAAGGGACTTATACACCTGAAGGAGTTGATAAGTTCTTATTAGAACAGACTGAAATTGGTTCATATGATGTTTATGAAGGTCAAATTGTACCTCTTGATTGTCCATTAATGGAAGCGGAATATCAGGGAAAAGAAGTAGAACTGAATGAACCAAAAAGAGGCGGTGATAAAAAGTTCTATGTATATGTAAAGAATGATAAAGGCAATGTGATTAAGATCCAATTTGGAGATACCACAGGCCTAAAAGCAAAAATTAATGATCCAGAGGCAAGAAAGAGCTTTGCAGCTCGCCATCAATGTGATCAGAAAAAAGATAAGACTAAAGCGGGTTATTGGGCTTGTCGTCTTCCATATTATGCTAAACAATTAGGTCTTTCAGGAGGAGGAAACTTCTTTTGGTAAGACCATATCGGGATAATGATAGTGTTCGAACATTTAATTCCAACTTAGATAGTTCTGAATTAGTTTGGCACCGTGATAGAGAAGATCGAACTGTTACAGTTTTAGAAGGTAAAGGATGGTCATTCCAATATGACGATCATCTACCAATAGAGCTAAAAGAGGGAGATCAGTTTTTAATAGAGCGCATGACCTATCACAGGTTGCTTAAAGGAACAACGGAACTTAAGGTTTTAATAGAGAGACACTAATGGCTGACGAAACAAACGATCGTAGACTAGACCGAATCGAAGAAAAAATCGATAAGTTGTCTGAAACAGTTATTTCTTTGGCACGCGCTGAAGAAAAGTTAATTAACCTTGAAGAAGATAAAAAAATTATTAATGATAGATTAAACGTACACTCTGAACGCATCGATAAAGTTGAAGCAAAAGTTGATGAAACAGACATAACTGTAAGAGTGATAAATAGAATATTCTGGATTGGCGTTACGGTATCAGCCGCGGCTTGGGCTGGCCAAATGTTCATGAAAATGTAAAGGGGACTACAATGGATCAAAATTTAAGTTTGGCCAAGACATATTTAGATATGTTAGAAGGCTGGAAAAAAGGTAAATCAAAGAGGGAATCATGGGTTCCTGAAGCTATTGCAGATGAAGACGTAGCAGACTTCATGGGTGCTGCAGCAGCAGCAGCAAAAGCTGGTAAAAAAGAATTTAAATTCGGTGATAAGACTTACAAAGTCACCATGAAAAAATCAACTGTAGATGCAATTAATGATGAAGCCAATCTTTGCGAAAAGTGCGGTAAAGTTCATGAAGGTTCTTGTAATGAAGAAGTTCAAGAAGCATCTATCCAACTAGTAGCAAAAGATCTTGAAGCATATGCTAAAAAGAGTGGTGGTATCGATAAAAAAGATTTTATGAAAGCCGCAGATATGATGAAATCAAATCAAAAAGCTGCTTTAGTAAAATTTGTAGATAATTTAGATACAGAACCCCGCGATAAAATTATTTCTATGGTTGCTCAGATGATGGGTAGAAAAACTGCAGAAAAAATGTTTAGCGTAAAAATTCGCGAAGAGAACGAAGAATTAGATGAAAATAATTCTGACAAATATATGTGGAAAGATATTAATGCGGCTCTTATGAAAGCTGGTATGAATCCTCCACAGATCATGAAAGTTCTTTCAGGCCTAAAAGGTAAAGCTATTAAAGAAGAAACTGTAGAAGAAGCTAAAAAAGCTAAAGGCAAACCACTTTCTCAAAAACAAATTAAAAGAGCTCTTCAATCTGTAAAAGCTCAACCAAAAAATAAAGTATCTTTAAAGAAAGCACCTTGGGATGAGTCTTTAGATGAATCTCCTGAAGAGCCAAGAGCAAAAGGCGAAAAAGATTTCAAAAAGATGCATGACGATAATGTTGAAGTAACTGATGAAAAAGACGGTGAAGATGAAACATTTGACAATATCAAAAAGTCTGCTGATTCAATCAAAAAGTAAAATATAATGGCACAGTTTTCAGCACATAGACAAGAGTGGTTTGGCTCAGTAAGTAATAGCAATATCTTTGAAGTCATTATGATGGCTGACAAAGATGGCAATATTATTAACTCGTTTGGTCTTTCATCAAATATTAATATTGCTGCCGGATTAGTTGATGGTTGGGCCACTGTTCATAAGTTTGGCGCGGTTCCAGAAATGTCTCAAAATGGTTCAGGTACTATTTGGGATGTTCCAGATATTAATTATCCCTGGTCTGCTTTTGACACTCCTGGTATTTTAACTATTACCACTACTACAAAAAATGGAAATAGTTCTACAAATGATGATGGTATTACTGTTCATGTTCTTGGATTAGATGAAAACTATGAAGAAGTAGAAGATACTTTTACCATTTCTGGTAGTTCTGCCACCGGTACAGTATCATTCAAAAGAGTTTATAGAGCTTATATTGATGGTGCAGAAGCAAATCAAACAAATATTAATGTTCTACGTGGTGGAACAGAAGTATTAAGAATTACAATTGGTAAATCACAAACACTTATGGCCATTTACACAGTCCCCGCAGGTAAAACTGGCTATTTGCTTCAAGGAACATCTACTTGTGCAGCAAATGCTGATGCTACAATAGATATGTTTGTGAGATACTTTGGACAAGATTCGTTTAGAATTGGACATACAGCAGAAGTTGCTGGTGTTGGAGGCCAATATTCATATCAATTTGGTGTTCCAATTAAAATACCCGAAAAATCTGATTTAGATATTCGGGCCGAAGTTAGATCAAATAATGCTCGAGTGACAGCAGCATTTGATATAGTATTAGTAGACAATGACACATAATAGGAGAGTCTCATGAAAAAACCTGGTTGGCTAAAAAATGCAATTGCAAAACCGAATGGTTACTATTCACAAAAAGGTGAATTACTAAAAAGTAAATCTTTAACACAAGCTGAGTGTGATGAATGGAATGGCGTAAAAGCTAAAGCTCCAGCTCCAGCACCGGCTCCAGAACCTACACCAGAACCTGTTGTAGAGCCAGTAGCTGAAGAAGTAGAAACTGATGAATCAGTTGAAGAAGAATCTACGCCAATTGAAGAAGCTATGGAAGCCGCTAGTGAAGAAGAAGATTCTAAACCCGTTGAATTAAATCAATTTAAACCAAAAAGAAAAGGACTTCTATTTGGTGGATAAATTATAATATTTGGAGATAAATTATGAATGTTCCTGCATGGTTAAAAAATGCTATTGCGACCCCTAGAGGATTTATTGGCAAAAACGGCGAATTGTTGAAAGCTCAACGAATGACAGCTGCACAATGTGATGAATTTAATAATCGCAAAAAAGAAGAGCCGGCCCCTAAAGTAATCAAATTAGATATTTCAACTCCTGTTCCTACAGTTTCAGTAGAGCCTGAAGTTGAAATTATTGAAGAACCAAAAGTAGAAGTAGAAGTAGAATCTACAGATACAAGAGTAGATACTCATGGTGAAATAGAAATTACTGTAACTGGTGCTGATACAGATGGTGATGGAGTTCTATCAGCTGAAGAACTTAAAACTCTTACAAAAGCTAAATTAGAAAGTATTGCTAGAGATTATGGTTTAGAATTAGATAGAAGAAAAAGTAAAAACAAATTGCTAAAGGAATTATTAGAGCATATTGGAGATGAATAAATAGATTAAACAATATAATTATTATTATTGAGGAATCTATGAAAATCTTTGAAAAATTAAATGATGATAACTTTCTTTTATATGCCGCAAATAACTATAAAAATCCAAATTGCACAGATGCAGAAGAATTTTATGATGATTTAAGCCGATTTAAGTATATTAAAAGGCTTTTAGGCCGTTATTATAATGATGATGATTTACAAGAAAGATTAATATTAAATCATGTTGTAATTTTAGCGAATGTTTTTGGTGTTCGTGCAAGTGTTAAAATGTTATGGTATAAAATAGATAAAGAACATTGGCCTGTCATTAAGCCAATGCTGATTTATTTAAATTATATTACTGAAGCAGAAAAGTTGGATGTACCTTTAGATCCATTAGTAGTAGAAAGACTTAGGAAAATTTAATGAGTGTCATTTCAAGAACAGCTGATTTATTTTACGCTTATAGATTTATTAAGCTACTTGTCACGCCTTGGGAAAAAACCGAAGCGTTTGAGCTTGGCATTATCGACGATGAAGGTAAGGTCATAAAAAAGACACGTGAACTGAAAACTTCAGATGAAAAAGCCGCTTATACTGTTTTTCATCGTCTTGTATTTAATATTAAAAGATTACTCAATAAATTACCTTTCGGTAAAACTAAATTAGCTTCATGGGCAACAGCTTTGTTTCTAATTAAAGAAGAAACTGGTATGTCTGAAGAAGAAATTACTAAAATCTTAAAAAAGATGGAAGTAGATTTAGACGAAGATTTATTTGAATCTACATGGTTTATGG